TAGACTTAGGAGAGAAAGGTGGTCTCTGGAAAAATGTTGCGGGTAGATATGAAATGGATGGAAAGAAAGTATATGCTAAAGAAATATATAAGAATCCAGATAAGTATTTTACAGAAGAAGTAATGCAAAAGTTAGATAAGATTGCAAAAGAAGAATATTCGTATGGTTGATTTTATTGCTCAAGATGATAATTTATTATCAAAAGAAGAATGTAATGAAATTATCAAATGGACTTTAAAGAATAAAGATTTAGAAAATTCTAAAGCTGATTTTGCAGGGTATCAGTTTGTTGAGTTGATGCAATATCCACATATGGGTGGTGATTTTCATAAAGATTTATCTCCAAAACCTCTGCAACCAATAAAACGTGCTATTGATCAAATATTAGATTTGTATCAGAAAAAGTATCCAGTGGTTGGTAGAGAACACATGGATGGTTGGAGTTTAGAACATGTTAGATTTCAATGGTGGAAACCAGGTAAATTTTATAATTGTTTTCATTCTGAACATATGAGAACCGCACCTCATAGAGTTTTGGTTTTTTTAATTTATCTTAGTGATAATAATTGTTCTACTTTATTTACGTATTATGATGATGTAAAGGTAAAAGCAGGTAGAGGAATATTATTTCCTGCATATTTTACACACACTCATTCAGGATCGGAGTGTCAGGACAAACTTGATAAGTATATGCTTACTGGTTATTTTTCTTTTGATAGGTATTATTTTAATGATTAAAATATACGATAATGCACTTCCTGATGTAATTTGTAAAGGACTAATAGATGTATTTGAAAAAAATACTGAGCATCATGAATTTATTGATTATAATAGTTGTCCTTGTTTTACTCAATTAAATCTTAATAACTTTTATCCAAATACTGTTCCTCCTTTAATACCATATTTGGCAGAATTGTATAAAAAGTATAAGAAAGATATCAAATCAAAATACATCCCACCACTAAAAGACATAGAAAAATTTAGAATTAAAAGGTATAATACTAGTGGTGATGAAAGATTTGATGAACATGTTGATGTGACTGATTCTATTTCATCCAGAAGAGCTATTGCATTTTTATTTTACTTAAATGATAATGATGGAAATACTTTGTTTCCGTTACACAACTTGAATATTAAACCAATTTCTGGTAGAGTATTAGTATTCCCACCAACTTGGGAATATCCACACTCTGGATTACCTCCAAAAACAGATTCCAAGTATATTATGAGCACTTATATTCATTATGGAGAGAATTGAAACTACTATTCTTCGTAATCTGATTTTCGATGAGGAGTACTCTCGTAAAGTAATTCCATTCATCGAACCAGATTATTTTGAGAATAAAACTGAAAAGATTATATTCCAAGAGGCAACACAATTTATTGTCAAGTATGATTCTGCGATTACAGTTGAAGCACTGAATATTGAGATTGAGAATCGTACTGACTTAACAGAAACAGAAATCAAAGAAGCAAGAGAAGTTACAAAAATATTTGATGATGCACCAATAGATAAACAATGGTTACTTGATTCAACTGAAAAATGGTGTCGTGATCGTGCTATATATTTGGCACTCATGGAATCAATTGCACTTGCAGATGGACAAGATGACAAAAAAGGAAGGGATGCTATTCCTAGTATTCTGTCTGACGCTCTGGCTGTTTCTTTCGATAATCATATAGGACATGATTACTTAGAAGACTATGAAGAAAGATACGAATCATATCACAGAAAAGAAAGTAGAATTCAATTCGACCTTGAACTCTTTAATAAAATTACAAAGGGGGGTCTCCCAAACAAAACGCTTAATATTGCACTTGCGGGTACTGGTGTTGGTAAGTCTCTGTTTATGTGTCATCACGCTAGTTCTGTCCTTTTAGAGGGTAAGAATGTTCTGTATATTACTCTTGAAATGGCAGAAGAAAAGATTGCAGAAAGGATAGATGCAAATTTATTGAATGTTAATATACAAAACATAACTGAACTTCCTAAACCTATGTTTGAAGGAAAGGTAAATAGTATTGCAAAGAAAACTCAAGGTGCTCTTATAATTAAAGAGTATCCTACCGCATCTGCACATTCAGGTCACTTTAAATCATTGCTTAATGAACTTGCGTTGAAAAAATCATTTAGACCTGATATAATATTCATAGACTACTTAAATATATGTGCATCCAGTCGTTACGCAAAAACAGCAAATGTCAACTCGTATTCCTATATTAAAGCGATTGCTGAAGAACTCCGTGGTCTTGCAGTTGAGGCTAATGTACCTATCGTCTCCGCTGATACAAGCGAAAGTTTTGGGCTTCCCGCAACTGCTGATCTTATGTTTGCTCTTATTAGTACGGAGGAGTTGGAAGCGTTAAATCAAATAATGGTTAAACAATTAAAAAATAGATATAATGACCCAACTATTTTCAAAAGATTTGTAATTGGAGTTGATCGTGCAAAAATGAGATTATATGATTGTGAACAAAAAGCACAGGATGATATTATTGAAAATAAGCAAGAAAACGATACTGATACAGAGGAAAATAATTCAGTTAAAAAATCTTTTGCTAAATTCAAGTTTTGATGAAACCTATATTTGAGGAAGAAAATTTTCTTGATCCTCATACTTGCAAAAAATTAATTGAGTATCAAGAAAATAATTCACCAAATGATATGTCAAAAGGGTTTTGGCAGAGTCGGATAGTAACACAATATGATAATAAAATTGAAAGAATAACTGATGTAATTCATGCTCGTATAGTAAATTCAATGATGAATTTTTACAATCATAAAGTTTATTTGGAATTTACAAATTTAGTATATTGGGGTGAGGGTATGGAGTTAGGATTACATGCAGATAATTTTTGGATAGACAATCCAAAAGAAGAACACTATACACCACATCGTGATTATTCATCCGTTTTATATCTAAATGACAATTTTGAGGGTGGGGAAACTTATTTTAGAAATAGTAGTTATCAAATAATACCAAAAACTGGTAAGTTAGTATTTTTTTCATCTGGATCGGAACATGTTCATGGAGTTAAAAAAATTACAAGAGGTAAAAGATATACTTTAGCAACATGGTTTACAAGAGATAAAAACTATGCTATCATTTAAAAAAAATATTATTATGCCTGAAGGAAAAAAAATTGACTTTGATAAGTATGCTTTATTCGTGGATGGTGTCACATCCGATCCCAGTAAGGATTATCAATGTTTTATTAAAAGTATTAGTTCCCTTGATGGAAAGGGTGCCAATATTCACAGGCTCCTTACTGCTGCTGTTGGGATTAGTGCTGAAGGTGGTGAATTTATGGAGATCGTTAAGAAGATGGTTTTCCAAGGTAAGCCTTGGAACGACGATAATCGAGAACATCTTATTATTGAGTTGGGTGACGTTATGTGGTATGTAATGCAAGCATGTGCAGCACTTGATGTTTCACTTGAAGATGTTGTTGCAGGAAATGTAGAAAAATTGAAGAAAAGATATCCTGGTGGAGAGTTTAATGTGTATGAATCAGAGAATCGTGCAGCAGATGATAGATAATTAAGAGAATATTAAATTTAATATACTATATCAGGGGGGAAGAGTATGAGTGGAGACGCAGGATTAGATGAAAAGGTAATATTCTATCATCGAAAGATGACAGAAGCAAAGAAAATTGTGTTAAAACACAAGGGAATAGAGTTGGCATATCTTGAAATAAATAGTCAAAAAAGTAAATGTCTGGAAACACCCTAGGCTCTGACATAAATGAAATTCATTTAGCATATTTGCTCAATAATAATTCATATCCCGATAGGCAGTCACAAACACAGATAGAAAACAGAATAAATGCAGTCTCTGAACAAACTACTGAATTTCAAAAAGGTAGAGCAGGGGCAATGTATAATACATTTTTAAAGTTTTTACGAGATAAAGGATATGGTTCACCAGTATCAGCATATTGGACTTCAAGGCAAGGATTTTCTTTTAAAAATATTATTGGAATAGATGTTGATCAGAGATTAAATCCAACAGATGTTTTGGTTCAATTAAGTGATGGAAAATTTTATGGCATATCTGCAAAATCAACAGTCTCTGGAGGTGTAGGATTTAAGAATCCAGGTGTAGGAACAATAGATAAATATTTAAACACAAATCTAAAATCAATTGTAGATAAGTATGTTGAACAAATAATTTCTGAATTTGATTTACCAACTTTTGCTAACGGTAGAAAGCAAATTATTAATGCAGATGCCAATTTAAAAAGAAGAATTATGGCTGAATATGGATCTCCTTGTTTACGAGAAATGAGAGAATCATATTTAAATGCAATTAATCAACTAGGTAATACTCAAATAAAAGAATTTATAGCGACTGAATGGTTAAATGAAAATCCAGAAATTTTAAGATTACCTTATGTTAAAATTACAGGAACAGGAACTAATGTCTACTCAGCTAGTTTGTATGATCCTATAGGATATTCTCAAACACGACATTTAGTTAAAGGTCCTATTACTTTTTCGAGAGTTGGTAATGATTCAGTAGGTGTGACAGCAAACAATACTAAAATTTTAAAAATGAGATTTAAATTTGAAAGTACTCAACTTGCTTCATCCGCAAAAATGTCAGGAGATCCTTGGTAATGAACGATTTAATTGAATCACTGATACATCAGTTTAAAAAACAAAGAGTTATTCGAGGAAATATATGGGACAACTTTATGTTTTTCTGCTATAATGTATTAGGGGCTAACAAAGATGATAAATATAAGCATACCAGAGCGTCCATTCTCAACTATATGACGCAAAATAAGAGTCAAATCTTATTGAAATTGACAAGAAACTGATGAAAACATTTTTACAATTTATCACTGAAAATACTGCAACTCAACAAGCGACTAGACTTGGGTTGGAGGGAGATGGTCACGGTGGTTGGTATAAAGATGGAGAGTTTGTAGCAAAGACAGAAAAAGGTAGATTAAAGTTTTATAATAAGAGACAAAAAGTAGGTGGAAAAGATCCAGCACAGACAGAAAAAGAAAAAAATATATCTGATCCTAATTTTGTAGATCCAAAATTACAACAACAAGAACCTGCACCAGATCAACAGCAACAGCAACAGCAACAACAAGTCCAAAGTCCAGATCTTGCAGCAGGTCCTCCACCAGTTCCAAAATCAAAAGGAACACTAACATTAGCATTTGGTAGATTTAATCCACCACACGCAGGTCATCAACAATTGATGGATATAGCTGCACAATCAGCAGAGGCAGAAGAAAGTGATTATATTATTGTGCCATCCAGAAGTCAAGATGCAAAAAAGAATCCTTTGGATGCTGATACCAAAGTTTCTGTAATGAGACAAATGTTTCCACAACATAGTGAAAGAATAGTGAATGATGGAGCAAACAGAACAATCTTTGACGTATTAAAGAAAGCACATAATGATGGATATACGAATGTAAGAATTGTTGCAGGACAAGATCGAGTTAAAGAATTTGATAAATTATCACAAAATTATAATGGACAACTTTATCAATTTGATAATATGGAAGTTGTATCATCAGGTGATCGTGATCCTGATGCAGAAGGAATGGAAGGTTTATCATCTTCAAGAATGAGACTTGCTGCTGCAGAGGGTGATTTTAAAACATTTCGTGCAGGATTACCAGAAGGAGTTCCACGTAAATCTGCATTGGAATTATTTGATACTGTTCGTCAATCAATGAATGTAAAGGAGATGAAAGAGTTCTGGAATATATGGGAGATAGCACCTAAGTATGATTTAGAAAATTTAAGAGAATCATACATTGCAAAACAAATTTTTAATATTGGTGATAAGGTTGAAAACTTAAATACTGGAATGATTGGTCGTATTATTCGTCGTGGTGCAAACTATTTAATATGTGTATCCGAGAATAATATAATGTTTAAATCATGGGTTAAAGATTTACAAGAATCGATTGTAAATGCAGCAACTCCCTCTGGTGTTCCTGCAACACAAAGATTGGTAGGTACTGACGCTCATCGCAAATACGTTGAAACAATGGTGCCTGGAAGTTCTTATGGAATTCAATTTATAAATAAATATAAAGTTAGAAAGTAATCTACATTAAAATGAGCACTGATATCGCTGAGAGCTTACCAAAAAGAAAATTTGCACCCTCACCCATGGTTGCGAAGGGAGCAAAAGCAAAGGCAAAGGGTAAACCTGCACCACCATCCGCAAAAGGTGGTAAAGGAAAAGGAGCTTCTGAAGAAGGTTCTGAAAAAAGAATTCGTCAAGCGGTATATGATATAAGATATCGTGCAAGAAGAGAAGATATTGATCTTAAAGCAGCTTTCTCTCAGTATATGTCAAATAGCTCATTAAGTCAGGCTGATAGAACTGCTGTTAGAGAAAAGATATTTGGTAAAGCAGGTAGTGTATCTGAGAAATATATTAACGTTGCTGATGAACTTGCGGTTGATGGTGTCGCTAGTGCATTATATAAAGTTTTTGTTGAAAAGAAAGAGGAAGAAAAGGAAATTGAACTAGCTTACCTACAACAATTAGATGAAGAACCAGTTAAAAAATATAAGGTAAGAGTTACAGATAAGAATGGAAAATCATATGTAAGATTTGCTGATCGTGCAAAGATTACCGAACTACGTCAAAATCCAAATATCGAATCAGTTGAAATGACAGAGCACGGTGATGCTTATGAGGGTGAAAGAAAAAAAGGTAAATTAACTGCAAAAGCAAAAGCAGGTAAAAAATTAGATCCAGTTGGTAAGGAAGATGCTGATGTTGATAATGATGGTGATGTAGATAAATCAGATAAGTATCTACTTAAGAGAAGAAAAGCAATTGGAAAGGCAATTCGCACTAGAGCAGAAGCATATCTTGCAGATGGAACTATTTCAACCGAACCAAAAGGTGAAAAAGTTACAGGTAAAAATGTAGATAATTATTCTTCAGGTGCAGTAACATTAAATCCAGATGATGGATCAAAACCAGTAAAACAAAAAGGTGTGTATGCACACTTAGAATTAAAAGGAAATACTCTTTCTGAAGCACAGAAGAAAATGCTTGAGATGTATGATACTAAGAAAAAGAAAGACGAAAAGAAAGACAAAGATAAAGTGTCTGATATGATAACTAAGGACTCTGTGAAAAAAGATGATGAGAAGAAAGAAGAAGAACCAGATATGCGTGGTAAGTATGCAATGATTAACATAATCAAGAACAAACTTCGTGCTGCTGGTCAAAGAGATCCGATGGTAATGGCAGTTGATGCTTGTGAAGATGTAAAGGCAACACCAATGAAGACTGTAACTGGAGATGGATCCAAGTTATCTCCAAAACATTCGCCTGGTGGAGAATTAAGTCAGTATGAAAAAGACGGTACAAAAAAGAAGAAGAAGTATAATCCAGGTTTTGATCCAGAGAAAGCGTCAGAAACAACAGGTCCGTAGCTATATAATATAGTTCATTACATTAACAATGTTTTCATTTTTATTACCAATCGCTTCTAAGATTGTATCGGATGCGATTGACAAGATACCCGATGATGCAGAATTGGGAGAGAAACTTATTGACTTATGCTTACTCATTCTTAAAAAAGCAGTTAAATTGACAAAGACTGATATGGATGATAAGTTACTAGCACAAGTAGAGACTGCTATTAAGGCAAGATAGAACTTGCTCATTATAAATATTCCCAGAAATAAAATTTTTTGGAGATAGGATTATGCCTCTTTGGGGTACAAAAGATACAGTTTATTCAACAGGAAAAGTAAACTGTACAACTGCTGGAGTGCTTACAAAGCAGTCTGGTTCTATTGCTTGGACAGCAGGTAATGGTATAAAAGTAGGACAAGTAGTAACATTAGCAACTGATGGTTCTGGTCCTGGTCAAGGTATTATAAAGAGTATAGATTCTGCTACGCAACTTACTCTTACTAATCTTGATCTTCCTGGTGCATTTACAAACGTTGATTACGAAATTCGTGAAACACCTGTAGCTGAAGTTAAGGGTGGAAGTTTTGCAGTTAATCAAGTATTTGGTGTAAGCGTTGCTGAACAACAAGAGACAGTAGATGATAATTCACAGTATCATCCTGCTCATTCTGGTTGGGTTGGGATTTCTACTCATATGGATATGCACGGAAATCTAAGAGTAAAAACTGAAACACTAGTTGCAAATAGCACAATTTCTGGAGATTCTACAGACGATACAATCTTACCAGATAGTTAATTTTTAACGATATGTTATGAGATTTGACGAATTGAACGAGAGCAACTATATGCTTTTCGCTATAAAATTCTATGATAATCCTCAAGCAGTTACCAAAGATGACTTCGAGAGTGATTTAAAAAGAATTCGTTATATAAAACGATTACTTAAACGGTATAAAAATACTGGTGAATTGAAAATTCATTTGATTATGAATCATCTCATCATATTGTTTAACGTCTTC